TCGTAACGACCTCAGGGCGGACTATCGTTTTACATACCGAGGATAATCATTTATCTCAAGTCATTACAACCCTCAGCACAGGCGTAAACGCGATTAATGGCATAACGGCCCAGGTTCAAAACCTCGCTACGGGTACGGCGGGAACCGATTTCGCGATTAGCTCGGCGGGTTCGACTCATACGTTTAATTTGCCCACGGCCTCGGCGGCAAATCGGGGCGCGCTCTCGAGTGCGGATTGGACCACGTTTAACAGTAAACAAAATTCTATTGGTTTAACTACGGTTGGAACTAACCTCGCGACATTACCCAACCCGAGCGACGTTCGTTACCTCAGAATAAACGCCGACAACACGGTGAGCGCGTTAACGCTCGCTCAGTTAAAAACCGACCTTTCGGTTGGCTCGGATATTTCGGTCGTTCTCGGCTCAAACGTGACCAACGTCGGAACGGCTTTCGAGGACGTTACGGGGCTGAGCTTTGCGGTAACGGCGGGCAAAACTTATAAATGGCGGGCCACGATTTCGTTTACATCCCTGGCCGCCGTTATTTTTTCGAGCAACGGACCAACCGCGCCACTAAACAACGCAAGATTTACGCTCGCCCTAGCCGCCACGTCGAACGTAATTAGCAACCAAGCGACTTACAACACGGGAACGAACGGAGCCGCCTCAGGAAACGGATTATGTACGGCCGACGGTATATTTACGGTAAGCGCCTCGGGTACGTGGACGATACGGTTTAGATGTGCAACGGCGGGACTTTTCACAGTAAGAGCGGGAAGCGTCCTCGAATATTCGGAGGTATTATAATGGCAAAACTCGAGACATATAGGCCTGTTTTAGATGAATTCGGGGCGCGAGTGATTAAACGCGCTCAAGCTAACCTCAGGAAAAAACGAACCATTCGCGGGCGGTCGGTTAACCGCGTTTATCGTGGTAACTTGTTAGCCGCTTTGACTTGGGGATATTTTAAACGAGGCCCTCAGATTCTCCAATGGTTTGGCGTTAAACCAAACGACCCGACGCGCAATTATGCGGACGTAATAGAAAAGGGACGCCGCCCAAATAACGACCCGAAAACGTGGCCCCCCGTTTCGCCAATTTACGATTGGATGAAGGCCAAAAGCCTGTTTAAATCAGACAACCAAAAAACGAAACTTTGGGAGGCGGCGAGAATGGCGCGCCGAATCGGTACCCGTGGAATCGTGGGGATAGATTACATGCGCGACGCGTTCCAAGATGAATTCCGTAAAAGCGGTAAAGAATTCCGTTTATTTTATAGAAACGAAATATTTAAGCAAGCCCGTTTAAAAGCGGATAAATACATTAAATAAAAATGGCGCTAACGATAAACGAACAACCTTACGATTGGACGCCGCGCGGCCAAAAACTCATTTACGATTTAACGAGCTCCAATAGCGGGAACGCTGGCTTTCGATTTGGTATTGAGGTAACCGAAACGGCCTCGGGGAAAGTGTATTTTTTCTATTTACAACCGAGCCCCGACGGACATATTTATTTTGATTTGAGCCCGCTCATTAACTTGCATAATCAGGAAGGGACTAACGTCCACGTTTCGACCGCCGCAACTTATACGGAAACCATTGGCAACGGGTGGAACGTTTACGAGTTAGTTTTTTCTGAGTGGTGGATCGTCGACGGGGTGCTGACTCAAAACGAGGGCGTGGATGAAACCGCCGAGACAGCGGTATTTAATGCCTACTACCAACCTACCGACGGATTTCGCCCCAATGTTTTCGGGAGCTCAAATTTTGATATAAGATTTTCGCTCAATAGTGCCAACGCTTACGCCATGAGCGACCGCAAAACAAATACCCACGTTTGGCCGCTGGCGGAAAGTATGGGGATAGTGTTAACCGCTGGGCAGGTTTTTATTCCAACGCTCGATAGCGATTACGGTTTATTGATGGTGCCAGGCGTTGCGACGTATTTATCGCCAACCCTCGCGGCTAAATATCGCGTTACGCTCGTAAGCGCTACGGGTTCGACCTCAATATTAGATGTAAATTTTGCCGAAAACCCTCTCGAGGGTATCCCTTGCGGGCCTCAGAACTTAAAAAATAGCACGGTCCCAAGTATGCCCGACCCGACCTCAAGCCCAGGTTGGCGTTATTATATTATCCAATGCTACTCAAAGGCCTCAGCACAGGCGAGCGTTAGATATTATTTTTATAACGCCGAATATTACGGGCAATACGATTGCCGTTACGATAACGTCCGTTTAGCTTGGGTAAATTCTCGCGGCGGATGGGATTATTTCAATTTTATAAAGAAAAGCGAAATAACGGATAACGTCGAGCGTAAACAGTTTAAACGGGTTTTATTTAACGGGACCTCCTCAATATTTACGCCCTACGATCGTCAGCTTTACGACCGCCAAAACATAGTAACTCAAAACCTAACCGTTACGTCGGATTGGATTCAGGAAAACGAATATATTTATTTGAGGTCGTTACTCGCGTCGAATCAGGTTCAACTATTAACGGGCACGGATATGCGTCCCGTATCATTAACGGAAACGAGTTTTTTGGAGCGCCGCGAGCGTAATGGAAAGTTATATAACGTCACTTTGAAATTAAGTTACAGTCAAGACTATTGGACATGATAAATGAAGTTCATTTAATAGTTAGAAGGGGCCAAAATATTGAGGGCGATTTCGAGGAGCCGTCCGCCGTATATGTGGGTTCCTCTAATAAAATTGGCGTTAACTTTTTCGACGGTATTTTTTCGCTTGTGGGCTTACCGATTACGATTATAGGCGCCGACCTTACTGAGTACGATGGGGGGTTAATTACCGCGGTAAATTTTGAAGCCGTTTGGCCTGGGCTTTACGATATTAATTACGAAAACGACCCAACGCTCCCCGATTGGGACGGCGCCACGTTTCGCATTGGCGCAGTTTCGGAAACTTACCTCGATTTGTACCCGCTCGAATCCATTTCGCAAAATTGGGCTTTTCAGGACGTTGGTAATTTTCAGGCCCTCGGAGATTTTACGCGAGAGTTTCGCATCCCCGCCAGCGACCGCAACGTTACCGTTTTCGGTTTTTTGGATGACTCCAACTATTTAGACTCGGAGAATATTTACGCGACCAAAATAGCGGCGGAGATTCGGGTCGATACGGTTCCAATTGTGCGGGGACATTTGCGGGTAATGAAAACCTTTCGCCAAAATGATTTACTAACCGACATTCAGGTTACCTTTTACGGTGAGACGCCCGATTTATTCCGCTCCATTGGGGACGGGTTACTCGGGACGATTTCGAGACTGCCAACTTATAACCATGTTATCCAATACGGAATAACTCAGGATGATTTTATTACCGAAACGGGGGTAATGGCTACCAACGTAAACATTGGCGAAACGGATTTTTTTTACCCGTTACCCGTAACGACTGAGCTCATAGGTTTTACCATTCGATTTGATAACGGAACTAACATAACGAACCGAATAATAACAAGCGTCGACATTCCTAACAGTTTAGTTATTTGGAACGTTGGCGTTAGTTTTAATTACACCTCGGGCGACATTTGGAGTTTAGTCGATTTGGACCTGGGGAATTCAGTTCAATGGGGGTTAGTTGATCGCGGCCAAAATTGGGACCAACTCGGGAGCCCGAATTCGAGGCCCGTTAGTAATTCCGAGCAACCTTTATACGCGGCGGATTTAACGCCGTTCCTTAACGCTTGGGAACTATTCGAGGGGATTATAACCGACGCGGGTTTTACGTTGCTACCAACCCCCTTAGAATCAATTCTAACAGGTTATTGGGTTCCGTGGATAAACAGCCAACGCGTAATAACTGAGGAAACTGCGAGCGATATTTATTTTAACGCGGGATTAACCGCCGCCACTACGGCCGTAACTGATAACGACCCTATTTTATTTGGGGCGCTTGTCGATAACGGGGGAAATTATAGCGCTACGGGTTTCGTCGCGCCGAATGATGGGTTTTACACTTTCCGTTTTTTCGCTCACGTTCAACCCGTGGGCTCATTCGGGGCCAATACTGCGGGTATTACTTTTCGACGATATACCACGCCTTTAAATTATACGACCGTCGTTAACTTGGAAATCGCCGTTTCGGGTACCGACCAAAATAACGGCGTAATCCAAACAATTCAATTTACGACGGACCCGCTTTTTATGGAGGCTGGGGATGAAATGCGGCCCTATTCGAGTTTTCCCGCGACGCCTTTATTTATTGGCTCAGCGACTAACGACCCGTTAACGGGCTCAGGTTGGGAGCTTGTGGATTATTTCCGCCTTTACGGGGATACTTTCGACGCGGCGGCCAACGCTCCCGTTATCAAAAAAATCGATTTCGTTAAGGACGTTTTAAACATGCATGCTGGCGTGATGATTCCGAGCCGTGACGTTCCCCGAGAAATTTTAATAGTACCGATTAAGGATTATATAAATTCAGGGGTTACAGAAAATTGGACGCAAAAGCTCGATATTTCCAAGGACGTAACCCTGAGCCCTACGACGGAATTTCAGAAACGGAATTTCGATTTTACTTACAAAGGCGGCGGCGACCAATTTAGTAAATTCTTTCAGGATAACGGCCGCGTTTACGGTCGGTTCCAAATATTAAACGGATACCAAATAAATTCAACCGCTGAGCCGAATGAGTTTGCAAACGGGGATTTAAAAATCCAACTCACGGCCGAAAGTACGCCAGCGACATACATCGACGGGAGCGCGATCGTAATCCCGAAATTTATTAACCCCGCCCGCGAGTTTGTTATCCCTAACCTTCGGTTTTTATTCCTGGCGGATATCGCAACCGTTCAACTTTTCGACGATAGCGCCCAGGACGTTGCGGCTACGGCGGTAAATATTTTTAATAATTACTCAAGCGTCGATGCAAGCGTAGCGGATTTCGATTTAAACTTTGCCCCCGAGACGCCGTTACATGCGATTACCGCCCCACCGTTTCGAAACCTGTTTAACGAATATTGGCGCCCGTATCTTAACGGGCTTTATTCACCTCAGGCCCGAATTATGGAGGCTCATTTGGCGTTAGATTTTAGCGACGTTCTTTCGTTTGGATTTAATAACCGCTATTGGATTAAGGATAGCTATTGGAGAATCCTCGAAATTTCCGATTATAAAATAGGGTTGCAAGAATCGACAAAACTCACACTTTTAAAAGTGCTCGAGGACGTTCCCGATTGCTCATTAGTTCCCGTTGCGGTAACCGTTACGGAGGGTCAAGTTCAGGAGGTAACCTTTGAGGATTTTAACGGCGACCCCCAACCCGCTAACGAAATTTGTTGCACCCGCTACGGTTATACGTGGAGTGAAGTCGACGGGGGGCGGTGCCTTGCATTTGGCGAGGGTATTGATACCCCAAACGGCCCAGGTGGCGGAGGCGCGGCCGCGGCTATCATGCTTGGGACGCCATCGGTAAACAGGCCCACCAACGTACTCGCGGCAACGGCCAACGCGATCGTTAGCCCCGAAACCTCGTTTAGCGTTTTAGCTGGCGAAAAGTTGACTATTGAGGACGGTAACCCCGCCACGCTCGCAGTTGGATCAACTTTAAAACTTGAGGGGGCGAATAAGGGGACGACGATTCTCGGCCGTAACGCTTACGCCAACGTTTTCGGGTTCCATTTCGGAGGCGGTGACCGTACAACCTCGGGAGACTTTGGAGCGGCTCAGGCGGGAACGGTTATATTTTCAAACGCCCGTGGATTTACGGCCGTTTCTCAGGTCCTCGAGTTATTCCCGTCGAATGATGTGGCGGCTCGTTTATCGATACCCGATTCGACGACGTGGGTTGTGGATTTCATTTTACACGCGAGCGACGTTAACGGGCTTTGGATTTACGAAACGGGCTCCTTTTACATGCAAAAAATAGCGGGGGTAACGGCGGCGTCGGCTCCCGTTTCAATTAGCTCAGCGAATAGCGGGACGGGTTTAACGCTGGCGTTTACAATTGATACCGCGACCGATACGAGTGAGCACCGTTTTAAAGTAACCTCGGGCGGCTCGGGCTTTCCTTATACGGGCGTTAACGTACTTTTGAGGCTTAACTATACACAAATCAGATAAATGAAGGCCAATACCATAACCCCAACGCTCAAGCTCCTCAGAATGGGCGTGAAATCAAAAACGCCCTCTTATGCTTTAAAGGGTAAACGGCTTTGGCTTTTCCGTTTATTTAAGTGGGGCTCGTTTTCCATTTGGTGGGGCTTTATTATTTACCTAATATTTAATTGGTGCAATGGCTGAGGAAAATTTAAAAGCGCAAGTAATTTTAACGGTCGATGACTCGGGCGCTACCAAAAGCATCGACAACCTCACGGGCGCCATTAACGAGGCGGGGGCCTCGGCTCAAGGTTGGGCCCAGCAAGTGGGGGACCTTAAAAAGCAATTGGCCTCAGTCGATCCAAGCTCGCGGGAATGGGCCGAGCTCGCATTACAGTATAAAGAACTCGGCGGCTCCTCGAAAGTTGTTAGCCAAAGCGTCGACGAATTAAAAGGGCGTTTAAATGATTTGGGCGCCAACGTACCGACGGAACCCGTTAAGAATTTCCGCCAGCAGATAAAGGACCTTACAAACGAGTTACAAACTACCAACCTCCCGAAAACCTCCGCCGAATATCAGAATTTAAAAACGCGGCTCGAGCAATTAAAGGACGCTCAAAAGGATTTTAACGAGGAGATTGGCGCCAACGCGGGCCCAGCGTTCGAAAGCGCGGGGAATAATTTACGCAACCTCCAAAGCCGTCTCGGGTCGCTTGATTTCGGAGGCGCGGCGGATAGTCTTAACGGACTCGCCAAAAATGTAAAAGGGCTAAATTTCTCAGGCGCTACGGAAGGCTCGGGGGCTTTTACCAAATCGGTTTTAAACCTTGGTAAAGCGCTTTTAACTAACCCTATATTTTTAATAGGTTCGGTTATCGCCCTTATAATTACGAATTTCGATAAACTCGCCAATATTATTCCTGGCGTTGGAACTGCTTTCGAGGTGATTGGCTCGGTAATCAGTACCGTAAAGGATGCCATTACAGGATTTACGGACGCCATTGGTTTAACGGCGGTCGCGGCGGCGGATGCGGTGGACTCCGCTATCGCTAACCTCGAGGGGAATCAGAAAAAACTCGATAACGCTCGGAGGCTGGCGGTCGCTAACGCTCAAAAAACGGGCGGCGATGTCAAGGCGATTAACGACGAATATCGTAATAAGGAAATCGCCGAAAATCAAAATTTAATTGATGACGTAAACGAGCTCGAGAAAAAAGGAGTTCTTTTAACGAAAGAACAACTCGACGCGCGATCCAAAGCAATCGCGGCCAATACCGAAATTAATATAAAATCGGTAGAAGATGAAGCCAACACGGCCGAAAAAATACGCAACGACGCGGCGGCCGAGGAGGAGAAACGAATCGAGCGCGCAAAGCAAGCCGCCCAGCAACGCGCCCAACAAATTAAGCAAAACGAGGCGGAGGTAACCCAAGCCATAACCGACGCCCGCGAGGCTCGTTTTCAGGCGGGTTTAAGTGATGAAGATAAAGAACTCCGCCAGCTCGATTTAAAATATGAAAAGTTAAAAACTCAGGCGGGCAATAATCAGAATTTAATTAATCAAATCGCGGCCGAAAAGGAAGCGGAACGCCTTGGGGTACTTAAAAAATATTCGGACCTCGAACTCGCCCAGCAAGCCGAAAAGGATAAGGCCCTCGCCGACCAAGTCCGCCAAAATGCACTAAATGAGGCGGCGGAACTTGAGGCGCTTGAGGAGGCTAATTTTCAAGCGGGACTGAGCGCAAAGGATCGCGAATTACAGGCGCTGCGAGATTCCTATTTTGAACGCATAGAAATTTTAAAGGCGGCGGGATTGGATGCGTCCAACCTCGAAAACGAATTATTAACCAAAGAGGGGGAAATCCGCCAAAGGTATCGCGATGAGGAAACCAAAAAACAGGAAGACGCCGCCAAAGCCGAGGCGGATAAGGCGAAACAATTAAGCGACGCCCGAATCCAAGCGGCGAGTAATACCGTTTCGACCTTACTCTCGTTAAACGAGGCCTTTGCGGGTAAAAGCCAGCAAAGCCAAAAGGCCGCTTTTCAGCGCCAAAAAGCCCTCCAAATCGCTCAGACGGGTATTGAGACGTATAAAGCCGCTCAAGGTGCTTACGCGTCCCAATTGATTCCTGGCGACCCTACATCGGTACCCCGCGCATTTATCGCGGCGGCGGCGGCCGTTGCGGCGGGATTGGCCAACGTTGCAAAGATTAAGGCGACGACATTCAGCTCACCCGCTCCGAGTGGGGGAAATAATACGAGCGTCCCAAGCCTGAGCGCTCAAGGCGTGGCGGCCTCGGGTGGAACCGTGCCCGAGTTTAACCCGCTGGCGGCGTTTAATATTCAAAACCAACCCCAGCAAGCGCAACCCGCTTACGTTCTCGCTGGCGACGTTGCGAGTTCACTTGAGGCGCGGGCAAAAGTTCAAGACCTCGCGAGACTATAAAAAGAAAAGGCCCCCACGTTTGGAGGCCTCGATAAACTAAATATCAAATCTAATAATCAATAGAGCCGCAAATTTATATAAAAAAAAAATGGATTCAAAAAAAATATTTAAGTGCGTAATTGGCCCCGAGGGGAGCCTAGGAGTCGAGGCGATTTCATTAGTTGAATTTCCCGCCATTGAGTCCAATTGGATCGCATTAAAAAAGGAAGTGAAACTCGAGGCCCTCGATAATGAGCGGCGCATGTTATACGGCCCCGCGCTTATTCCTGATAAACCAATTTTGAGGATTGATAAGGAAACGGGCGAGGAGTATTATATCGTTTTCGATAAAGAAACGATTTATAACTGCGCTCATGCCTTTATGAAAAACGGGTTTCAAAATGCTCATACTTTTGAACATATGAAACCAATTGAGGGCGTCACCGTAGTAGAATCATGGTATAAGGAAGGCGACAACGACAAAAGCGCTTTTTTAGGTATGGACGTCCCCGTGGGAACCTGGGTTATCGGTTCCAAAGTAGATAACCCCGAAATATGGGCGAGCGTTAAGGAGGGAAAGGTTAAAGGGTTTTCGATTGAGGGTTACTTTGACCACGTCGGTTTAACGATGGGGGCGGTAAGCCCCGAGGCGTTGGCCCTTCAGGAAATAGAAAAGTTATTTAATTCATTTTAAAGCATCGCCGCGAGGTGAGTTTTTGGTTCAAGTGTTTATAGGGTGAAGCTAAAAAGGGTTCCTAACGAGGAGCCCTTTTTTCGTTTAGCATTTATTCTAATTGGGGAAATAAATAGGCCTTTCCGTTACATACGCAAAACATTATACGCATGTCAAAAACCAATTTAAAAGACTCTTTGAAAAATATATTTTCAAAGTTTGGGATTGATCCAAGCGTTCACGGTATTAAACTCGAGGAGGTTAAACTCGAGACGGAAGGCAAATTAATGGATGGGACTCCCATTTATACAAGTGCCGAAAGTTTCGCGATTGGCGCCGAGGTTTATACTAAGGACGCCGAGGGTAATATGGTCCCAGCCACCGCGGGCCGCTATGAGCTCGAGAGCGGTGAATTCATCGACGTTAACGAGGCTTCTCAAATCGCCGAAATGGGCCTCCCCGAAATGGAGGAGGAAATGAGTTCGGACGATTTACTGAGCGCCATTAACAAACTGAGCGAGCGCGTTTCGACCCTTGAGGGCGAAAAAACCGCGTTGGAAACTGAATTGGCGGCGGTGAAAAATGAGGCTTCAAAAGCTACCGAAAAGCTCGGAGCGGTTAAAGCTGAATTGGCCGCTGTTAAAAAGCAACCCGCGACCGTATCGGTAAAAGAAAAAAATCCAACTCGCGTAATTCTCGGCGAGCAAAAAGCGGAAAAGCCATTTTCACAAATGACGCTCCGCGAACGTATCATAAATAACATCGAAAAAATTAAATAAAAAAATCAGTTATGCCAACTACTGCAAATCTTACTACAACCTACGCGGGAAAATACGCTGGGGAGTACATTAAAGCGGCGTTCCTTGCTAATGAATCATTGCAACACGTAACCGTTAAAGAAAATATTGATTACAAACAAGTCGTTAAAAAACTCGTTGACGATATAACATTCGAGGCTCCAACTTGCGACTTTACGCCGCTGGGTACTGTGACTATTACCGAGCGCGTTTTAACGCTTGAGAAATTCCAAGTTCAGCGAAACCTGTGTAAAAACACTTTCCTCGCGGATTGGGGCGCGAACTACGTTCAAAACGGTGAACTCGAGCCAGCTTTGAGCGAGACTTTGATCGCAAACATGCTCGAGGGAATCGCGGCGAAAAATGAGGAAATTTTGTGGACGGGCGTTAACGCTACGGCGGGCCAATACGACGGACTTTTGACCCTTATGGATGCGGCGGGTTCGGGCGTTAATTTCGTATCTACTCCCGTGGCTATCGATTCGACTAACGTAATTTCTAAAATCGCGGCTACCGTGGCGGAGTGCCCAACGCCTGTAAAGCGTGCAATTGAGAAACCTATTATTTACATCGCTCAAAACGTATGGGAGGCATTTATGCAAGCCAGCGCGGCGGCGGGTAACGGATGGTACACTTACGGCGGTCCTGAAATGCCTAAATCTTATTTGGGTTATCAGTTGGCAATTTGCCCAGGCATGCCCGATAATACGATCGTAATGGCTCAAAAATCTAACCTTTGGTTTGGTACAAATATTCTGAGCGATTGGAATAATATTCAGGTCGTTGACATGGGCCAATTCGCTGAGGATAACGTTCGTTTTAGTGCGAAATTCTTTGCGGGTGCTCAGTTCGGTATCGGTAACGAAATCGCGGCCTACGGAACATTCTTCTAAAAATTAAATGGGGGGTTTAAACGCCCCCCCTAACTTTAAAAATATAATACTATGCCATGTTTGCTAAGTTCGGGCTTTTTGCTCGATTGTAACGAAGGGGTCGGCGGGGTCAAAAACGTATATTTCGCGAATTGGGAGTTTTTCTCGAGCGGAGTAACGTTAGACCTTAACGGAATTATCGACGGCCTGCCAGGCGTTGCGGGAAGCGTTGATATATTCCAATACCAACCGAACCGAAATACGGGCGCCCTTACTGTGGTCCCAACCGCTAACCTCGAAAACGGAACTTTATACTACGATCAAACGGTCGAGCTCACCTTGGGTAAACTTTCTAACGCTAAAAAGAAAGAACTCGAGCAAATGAGTAAAGCGAAACTTATCGTTTTCGTTCAACTTTACGATAATCAAATCGTTTGCGTAGGCCGTACCGATGGAGCGTTTTTAACTACGGGTTCTTATCAATCAGGAAAGGCGAAAGGAGACCTTAACGGTTATCAAATTACCGTTAACGCTCAGGAGCCTAACCAGCCCGATTTCCTAGAGGAGTATTTCCCCGCGAGCGACGTTCCTTTTAGTAATTTCGCGGGTATTACGGTAGTTCAATAATATTCGTTAAAGGGTTATATATTAAAAACGGGGGCGGGCGTTAAACCTCGCCCCTTTTTTATAAGAAAATGAATTATTTAAATACAAATCAGGCGGGGCAAACTTTATATTTAAGTTTGAACGAATCGCGACAATATTTCGCGACGGCCTTTACCCATTATTTATTTATTTTAATTCACGAGGAAAATTCAACCGTTGGTGAGGAGCTCGCCCAGGTGCCCACGATCGTAATCGAAAACCAACGAATTACCCAATTAACCGTAACGACGCTCGGGTTAACCCTTCCTGGGCGTTATCGTTACTATGTTTACGGCCAAAATTCGGCCGTAAATTTGGATCCAACTAACGCGGCGGTCGTTGGCCTGTGCCGAATCGGTTGGCTCGATTTAAAGAGCTCGACGATTTATTACGATGTACCCAATATAACCATTAACGACGACATTATTTACAATGGAAACCCATAACGTAAAACGAATAAGCCTCGCGGATTATACCGTGAGGAGCTCAGCCGAAAAAACCGACCGTTCGGGCTGGGTTAATTACGGCGTCGACAATTTATTTCCTCAGTATCTTTCTGAGCTCGCCGCCACGGGGGCCGTTCACGGTTCTCTGTGTATTTCCATTGGCGATATGTTTGCGGGAAAGGGGCTCGAGGCTGGCGTTTATAACTCAAGATTGGAGGCGCTCAGCGCTTACGATGTTTTTTACGGTTGCGCTCATGATTATAAAAAATACGGCGGTTATTATATCGAGGTTATTTACTCAATTGACCGCCAAAACATCGCGAAAATTCGACATTTACCCTTTGAGGAGTGTCGAATAGCTGTTACAAATGAGGAGGAGGAAATCGTCGGCGTTTATCATTCTAACGACTGGGCGAATACACGAAAGAAACGCAATAAACCCGAGTTTTTACCCGTATTTAATCCAACGAATAACGCCGAGGAGCCGCGCCAAATATTTTATAAATTCGCTTATTGTGGGGCTAATATTTACCCGAGGCCTGATTATTATTCCGCTATAAATTCCATCGAATTAGCGCGCGAGATTAGCGTTTACCACGTAAATAATATCATGAACGGCTTGAGCCCTTCTATGATTGTAAGCTTATTCCAAGGCGCGCCCGCTCCCGATGAACAACAACAAATTAAAAGGGATTGGGAAAGGGAATTAACGGGCGCCAGGAACGCGGGTAAATTCATAATGACGTTTAACGAGCGCGATACGCCGAAACCCGATATAACAACCTTTCCACTTTCGGACGCGGATAAACAGTATGAGTTCCTTTCGAAGGAATCGACCTCGTTAATTATGGTCGCTCACCGCGTGGTGACTCCTTTGCTTTTTGGTATTCGTGACGTGGGCGGTGGGTTCGGTTCGAATAAGGACGAAATGGCGGTCGGCCTTCAGATTTTTACAAATCAGGTCGTCGATCCCGCACAAAGAAAATTAGCCTCAGGCCTTGAGGAAATTTTAAGCTACGAAATGCCAAATATTAGTATAACCGTCATTCCAAACTCGCCATTAACTAACGCGGGCGAAATTGCGGTTAATACGCCATCGGCTCAGGTTCCCCCTTCATCCGCTCCCGTAATGGCTGAGGATGAAAAAAAAAAGTTTTGTAACTGCGAGAATTTAGCCGACTCATTCGAGCCAACGAATGAGATGAAAACGGCCGCCGAATTGGGTTTAAAATGGCGGGCCGAATATAACAGGGGCGGGACCGAGGTCGGCGTAGCGCGTGCCCGCGATATTTCTAACGGCCGAAATTTATCCATTGAAACCATTACCCGAATGAATAGTTATTTTGCCCGTCACGCCGTCGACAAAGAGGCGAGCGGGTGGAATCAGGGCGAGGAGGGTTTTCCGAGCGCGGGGCGAATAGCTTGGGAACTTTGGGGCGGTGACGCTGGGCGCGATTGGGCCGCGAGAATGGCTCAGAGAATCGAGCGGGAAAACCTCAGTTCACAAATCGCCGAGGAGTTGATAGCCCTCGGCGAGGACGCCCCCGAGGGATTTATTTTAATAGATTCCTATGAGGTCGATTACGAAAATGACGACGCCGAAAACGAGGAACTCGTTAAAATAACCGCCCACGAATTAGCCTCGACGGGAAGCGCGAAACCAATGAAGCCAAGCGACCAGGACGAAACAAATTACGCGGGCGTTACATTCATGACGCGGTATAGATATAAGGGGCGCGCCACTACTGAGCGGGAATTCTGTAAAAAAATGATTGCGGCGGATAAACTTTACAGGAAGGAAGATATTGAGGCAATGGAGGATAAGGCTGTTAATCGTGGGTGGGGTCCTTACGGGACCGATTATTACTCAATTTGGCTTTATAAAGGCGGCGGAAACTGTTACCACTTTTGGCAAAAGGAAGTATATATAAATGCGAAAGGAATAAACCCGCTCGCAAATGATTCCCAAAAAATAGCGGTTAAAAAAGCTGAGCGCATGGGTTACACGGTTCGCAACGATATACGCGTCGCGCTTTTGCCCGTGGATCAAGATTTTAACGGATTTCTCGAAACAAATCCCGTCTATGGAAAGGACGGAAAAAATTATAGAAGATAATGGCTGAAATACTTTTAATATCTGACGTATATATTAAAAAATATACTAACGTTAACGGGGCGGTCGATCCTAATTTACTTTATCCTTCCATTTATTTGGCTCAGGATAAATTCCTCGCGCCGTATCTTGGAACGAACCTTTACGAAAAGATTAAAAACGACGTGGCCAATAATACCCTGGCGGGCGATTATTTAACCCTTGTGGACGATTACGCGCGCCGCGTTGTTTTGTGGTGGGCGATGGTCGAAGCGGCCCCCGCGTTAACCTATAAAATTGATAACGCGACGATGGTACAAAGGACCTCCGAGGATTCAACCCCCGTGCCCGATGTGGTTTTTAAGGATCAACTAAATAAATGGCAACAAAACGCCGAGCATTATACGAGTTTGATGGTCGATTATTTATGTGCTAACTCGAGCCTATTTCCCGAGTACACGAATAACGTTTGGCCCCAACGCTGTCCGATTGGAATAACAAAAGGTTCAAATACTTATTTATTTAGTTCGGGAAATACCGCCTCTAGCCGTACTTATGGCGTGAGGAGAATTAACCAAATTCCCTAACGGATGAAGAAACTAACTGAAAAAAAGCGCGTGCAACTTGAGGCCCTCAAGCGGTATGAAAAAGAGCTTTTACTAAAAACTAAAAAACGAAAATGAGCTTTCTCGATGCCTTTACGGATTTCCTTTCGAACGTCCAAAATTGGGTTTTTGGAATCGTGCTCGGTACGATGGGGAAAATATCTTACATGTTATACATGAAACGAACCCTAACCGTCATTCAATGGGTGGCCGTTATCGGGCTTTCCGTTTTTTCGGGTTATATGACCTCAATTTACTGCGAGAATAACGGTTACAGTGTTGAGGCCAGCTGGGCGGTTCCTATGACGACCCTAATGGGGGAAAAACTGTTTATTTACGTCATGGCTAATTATAAAAAAATTATTTCGGGGGTTCTTTCTTTTTTAATGCCTAAAAAGTGAACGAAAAAAAGAAAAATAAAAAGCCCATTGGCGAGCGAATTAAGGGCTCAAAATTCGGCGCGTTCGTTCGGGATAAGGTTAAACCCGTCGCGGGCGATATCCTCGAAATAGCGGGCGATATTACAGGCGTTCAGGCCCTCGAAACGGTTGGCGCCTGGCTTAATGGTCAAAAGCATAAAAGCGACGAACACAACGCCCTTGCTTTGGAGTTCGAAAAGATGCGTTTAAACTTTGACCTCGAAATGACCCGCCTCGATTTAACGACTGAGCTCGAATTTTACCGCGCTGAGGTCGACGATCGTAAAAGCGCCCGCGAACGTGAGGCGGCTTTCCTGAGCGCAACGGGTAAACGAGATTGGTTATTCGCCGCCGTCGTTATTATTGGGCTGAGCCTATTAATTGGCGTCGTTTTATCGCTAATATTTATCGTAATCCCCCACGAAAACCAACGCCTCGCGGATATGACATTCGGGAGCGTTCTGTCGATTGGGACCTCGATTTTTGCCTATTACGTCGGAAGCTCTCGGGGCTCGAGAATGAAGGATGAAACTTTAAGAAAATGGCAAGCCGAAAATTAACCGACTGCGATTACCGACTCCAAAGGGCTTACACGCTGGCGGCCCATGAATTTCGGGCGTTATACCCAAACGACCCCCAGCCCTTTTTAACATGTACGTTTCGGAGTAATGAGGAGCAAGCGGAACTCTACGCAAAGGGGCGAACGGTGGCGGGTAAAATCGTAACCAATATCAAAACGGGGGGAAAACACAACGTTAAACCCGCTCAGGCTTTCGATATTGCATTTAAAGACTCGGAAGGGGTACTCGATTGGTCCCCTGAGTTATTCGCCAAATTTGCGGCGATAATTAAAGCCAATTTTAACGGCCTTATAAAATGGGGGGGCGACTGGAAAAGGTTTCCCGACCGCCCCCATTTTGAAATTTAGCGTTTGTTATAAATCTCATTTCCTGTTAACTCATACAAACGTTTGTTAATCGCCCTTATCCGCTTATAATGGGACTTATATTCATGGGTTGAATAATCGATTTCCTGTTTTAATAACTTGATTCGCTCAGCCCTCAGGGCGTTAATTTCCGCGATTAGTTTAAATTTTTCGTCTAAGAGGTTTTTTTTCATAACTCGCGGTCGTGTAAATTTTGCGCCAAGTGGCGGGCCTCCCTTAGGCCTTGAATGTACCCGCGTAATCCGTCCGAAAGTTGAGTATTTCGGCCGTCATAGTTGGCAATTAAGGCGGTTAGCTGGCTGATTAAATCAGAAAGGGAGGTCGTTGGATTGGTTTCCATTAGCTGGCGTTTCGGTTGGTTTCTTTTCGCTGATTTGGAGGCTTAAAAATTTACCACTCTTTCCCTCTTTTACCCACGCGCTTAATCGCATCTCGCGGCCGTTCACGATAACCGTCCCGCCGTAATCGGGGGATTTCTCATTCTGTTTTTTGTCGTTTTTGAAAAGGGACCCCTGTCCCTCCTTTGGTTGAAAATTACTCATTTATTTAAATTTTAAGGGTTAACTATTTAATTTGTATCGTTCGTTTCCTGTTAGCTTATAAAGCTCCGCCATTATACTCCATTGGCGGGCGTTTTCGGTAACGCATGGGCGGAGTGATCGCCGCGCCATTAGGATAAACAACTCGTTTTTTAATTCCTTTATTCGCTCCTCGTTTTCCATTCGTTTACTTTCTTTTTATAATGCGCGGTAAGTTCTTTTATTTCCTCGAGGCTCAGGCGTAACGGCTCGTTTCTGAGTAGCATTAATTTCGAGGCCCGCTCGAACCCTATTCGGTCGGTTAACCTGGGCGCGTATTCGAGGAGGTTTCCGTGTTTGTGTTGGTTACACTCGACGCATTGGCCGTGAACGTTATCCTCGTTAAACCTCAAATTCGGATAACTCCCCACGCTATAAAAGTGCCCAGCGTCATATTTAGCGGGTAACGGTCGGCCGCAACTTATACACGGTTGTTTTGAGTCCCTGAGCCTTATAAATTCGTTAAACACTTTTTGAAGGTCGCGGCGGTATTGGCTGACGCTTTTAACGTTCTCTCGCATTTGCCTAATTTCCCGTTTCGCTTTTTTGCGCTCAGCCATTCGGCCCCATTCAATTAGGCATTGGGGCTTTGTGCAAGTGGCTTGCAAGCTCGAGTAACTCGGCGTAAACGGTTGCTTACATATTTTGCAACGTTTCATAAATAGATTTTTAGCTCCATAATGTTGGCTGTATTTTTTCCAATTTAGATTTATCAAAACCTAATTCAACAATATTCTTTTTGCTTTGTTTCTCATTTTCAAGCCATTTATTTGCTTTGCTCCAAAACTCTTTTTTAATCTCGAATCCATACCCCTTACGATTTACCCGCTCAGCGGCTATTAACGTGCTCCCGCTGCCAGCGCATGGATCAATAACTACATCACCTTCATCGGTAAATATTTCGATCAATGTTTTAAGTAATTCAACGGGCTTTTGAGTTGGATGTATTTTTTCGCTATCATTATCTCGCGGCCAATCAATACAGTTAAAAATCATTTTACCGTTATTTCGAAATTTGGGCAAGCGGTCGCGATAAAGAACTAATCCATATTCACAATTGCCCACTATTTTCATATTTGCTTTGAGCACCTGGGCGGAAAAGTTCTTACGGAAAACTAAATTTATATAGTTATTTAGTCCGTATCGCTTTGCTAATTCAATGAGATACATTTGTTGATCAAATGCACAAAAAATAATCATGCATGGCGCTTCGCTCTTTTGTCGCTTTTCTCCATCAACTTTTTGCTTTTTAGGTTCTGACTTTAGCATCGTACTGCAAAAATGCATAAACTCAGCGGGCCTAAAATCTTCATCAGTATCAAAAAAACTTTTTCCCGCCAGGTCACTCTCCCCATTAGTATTATCTCCATCTTTATACCATGCGGGGTTTGATGCATAGGCGTTATTTCCTAAATTGTAAGGAATATCCGCAATAATTAACTGCGCTTTTGGTATTGCGTAGCTTTTGTAGTTTTGAAAGTGGTCTCGATATATCATTTTCTTAGTTATTATATGGGTTTCTTTTCAATCAGTTGTTTAAATTTAGCAACCTCCCGAGGGATTCGGGTTAGTTGTTTCTCATTATGGCGCCAGCGTTCCGTTACGTGGCCCACAAGTTTACATTGGTTTGAGTTCACGTGAAACAATAGCCCCGCGGGCGTTAGTACGTCAAACGTTCCCGTTTTATTCTTATAAACTTTCATTTTTAACCTCCTTTATTCTTTCCTGAAAAGATTTTTTCTCTTTTTGAATCGTTTTGCTGTGCTCGAAAAAATAAAGGAGCAACGATTTAGTTATTGAAGATATAATTAGATTGTAAAGGAGTAACCCCAAACAAACATTAAAAATAAGTTCTATATTAATTTTCATCAGTTCCGAATGTTTCTTTTATGTATTTAAATGCCTTATATTCTATTTGGCTAATAACCTCATAATCTTTCGTTTTTTCGTAATCCTGAGCGGATTTAACAAAGGCGTCGGCGATTTGCTGGCGTTCCATTTCGAGCGCTTTTAATAGCATTTCGGGCGTTATTGGTGTTTCTTGTTCTAAAAACCAACTAAGGGCGGTTTGTTTTTTTATAGTTCCCATGATTCGTTAATTATTGTTTTGTTTTGAATGTCGGTATAATGCATCGTTTCGGGGGTAAAATTCACGCTCAGCATCCCCGTGCGCCCATTTCGATGTTTGGCGATTATAAACTCGGCCCCGTTGGTGGCTGAGTTGGTGTCGTAATACCCAGCGCGGTAAAGAAACGCTACGACGTCGGCATCCTGTTCAAGGCTTCCTGAGTCCCTTAAATCCGAAAGGAGCGGGCGTTTATCCTGGCGGGCTTCTACGGCTCGGCTTAATTGGCTTAATGCGATTACGGGAATGGCGTTCTCTTTTGCGATCAACTTGAGGCCTCTCGAAATCGTGCTTATTTCCTGCTCACGGCTCCCGAAATTCTTTTTATTACCCGCGCTCAGTAGTTGGACGTAATCAATAAACGCCGCCTTTACGTTTGAACGTTCGGCCAAAGTTCTAACGCGGGTTTTTAAATCGAGTATTGAAAGGCCTGGGCGATCGTCGATGTATATCGGTAGGGCGTTTAAGCGGTCGACGGTTTGGTAATAGGTTTTTTTATCTTCGGTATTGAGGGTATATTTCGCGAGCTTCTCGGCGTTTATTCCCGAAAGGATGGACGCCAGCCTAAAAACCAATTGAGCCCGCGACATTTCGAGTGAAAAGAACGCCACGGGATACCCGCTCTGAGCCATATTGAGCGCCACACTTAAGGCGAGGGCGGTTTTCCCCATGCCTGGGCGGGCGGCTATGTAAACGAGGTCCCCTTTTTGATGTCCTCCGAGAATTTGGTCGACTGTCCTAATTCCCGTCGGTATTCCGCTCAAGCCGTGGCGCTCGCGCTCCTCGATGCTTTGCGTCGTTTCGGGGGTAATTTGTGAAATATGCGAGGTTTCGCCCTTGAGGTTTGATTTAATGAGGTCGGTTAATTGGATTGAATAGCTGTTATAAAGGTCGAATGGATCGTGCTCAGGCGATAACGCCTCCTCAGCTAACCGCGCCGCCATTTTGGCGAGTTCCCTTTTTAGGTACATTTCGACCATTTGGAGCGCCCACGTTTCGAGGTTGGCGGTTGAACTTACGCGGGTGGTGAGTTCGGATAGGTAAATGGGCCCCCCCGCCGCGCTCAATTGTTTAGATTTTCTGAGCGTTTGGGTAACGGTTAAAATGTCAATCGGTAAATTCTCGCTTTTCAGTTTTTGAATTGCATCGAAAATAAGCCCATTACGCGGGTCAAAAAACTTTTCGGGCGTTAGGATACCTTCGACGCGTTTAAGTGCGTTAAAATCGAGTAAAATGGCTCCTAAGGCTATTTTTTCGAGTTCGGTATCGTTGGGCGGTGTTAACATGGGTATTTTTTGGGGTTATCCGTGGGGGTTATATTTGTAAAGGATGTCTGAGCCTGGGACCAATTCACGATCGAGCGACCGATAAACCTCCTCGGGTTTGGTTTGGGCGGTTGGTTTATCCTCAAGCCAGCGCCCCCCGCGCATTTTTTGGCGCCAATTCTTAACGGGGTTCCCTTTGGAGTCAACCCAATCCCCATCGGTATAATATTGCCACGCTTTGGCGCCAGCCTGAGCGGTGGAACCGTTTTCGATAAACCAAGTTTTTACCTCCTCAAGGGTTGGCGGGGTAAATTCTTTTTTTATAGACTTTTTTTCTTGAGTAACATTACCATTACCCTTTACATTACCCTTTACATTTACATTTACCGCTACGTTTGCTAAGTCCTCGTTAGCTAAATTAGCATTTGCTAGCATTTGCTTGGATTTGCTGAGCCCACCTTTTCGGCCGTTTTCCTTTCTTATTTCGGCAATGCGTTCCCATTTTTCTAAATCGCGCTCCCATTGGTTAATGAAGGGGGTTAGCGCCAGCTTTATCCAAAATTCGGTTGGCATTTCGCCCGTTAAATGATAATTGTAAATCGCTATAAATAACTCGCCCGCTTGCTGGGTGTTTAGATTGCTCAAAATATTGAGCGAATCAATGTAGAGAATAAAAGATTTTTTCATTTAAGATAAACCCACCGCCACGCGCAACGGCTACCCAGCGCACGGATGTGCTAATGGCATTACGGTAACGGTGGGATTTATAAATGTTTTCATTACTGAGTAGCGACGCAATAATACTAAATCTCTTTAAATTCCGTCGTCGGTTTCAAAACTTTATAGCCGTGACTTTTCAACAGCTTAACCGCCTCCTCAATATGGTAAGCATCCACCCGCTGAAAATCCCAATTATTATCTTTTAACGTTTCCGCCAGGTCTTTAAAACTTTTTTCGACGTCGATGCTTAATTGCGCTGGCGTAAATTCATAGGGTTTTTCATTGGCCACGCTATCGACGAGGTTTCGTAGCTTTTTCATTTTTGCCCTTCTCTTTCCCTGTATTATTTGGCGGCGGCTCTTTTCATACTTTGCAATGTCTTGAGCGATTTGTTTTAAATCCTTATGGAAATAGTCGCATTTGTAACCGTGCCCGCGATCGTTAACAATGTTTTTCGTAGCAACTAACGCGCTCAAAAGCGGGCTAATCGTTCCCTTTGGCTCGCCTGTTATTTCGGCAATTTCCTGAGAAGAAAAAAAGCCGCCGCGGCTTAAGACGTCGTAAATTTTGTGAATTCGGGCAAAAGTGTTGTTTTTTTTCATTTTAGAATAGATTTAATTGATTTTTTAAATAACTGAGGTCGGCGATTTCAATACGGCCGCTTTGAGCCTGGCGGGCTTCCCATTCGGAGCCCCTAAGCTCGGGGATATCTTCCTGAATTTTCCGCCATATGCGATCGATGGTTTTAACGGAACTCAAGCGCTCGCTAAAAAATGCGTTATAATAATCCTCACGCGGTATTGATAGGACCGTCATTTCGAGGTCGTGGATATGCTTAACACAAATAATCATGTTATCGCGGGCCTCCTCGTTTTCCTTCAGGAATACGAAAAGGGATTTAGTAACGTAGTTATTAAGCATTTACCCAAGCGGTTTTAATTGATTCTTTATAGCGGTGGGCGGATTCCATGCGCTCGCAAAGTTCATTAAGGGCGTCGATTTCGGCCTCGATTACGACGTAATGAAGGCGGCGGTTTTCAGGTTGGCGCGGGTCGTAGCTGGCGAATATCCACGCGGGAAGATTAAAGGTTAACATGTTTCCCATAATCTGCCAGTAGTAATCGGGGTTAACTTTTTTTAGGTCCTCGGCGGTTTCAACTTGGGAATGGAGATAGTGGTTAACCGAGTTCCACGGGCACTTAATTTCAACCCCAACGGCTCCGAAATTCGGCTCAATCATAAACGCATCAGGTGAGCACCCAAAATAATCGTTAAACAGTTTAAACGACGGTTTGAGTTCAGTCGATTCATCAGGGCTCCCGAGGGCTTTTTTGAGCTCGAGTAACGCGTGCTCTTCCCATTCATTCCCCCAGTCGATCGCGCGAGACGTGGCCTCGTTAGCGCTTTGGCCTGTGACCTCCTCCATAACTTTCTCGTAAATGTATTTTTTAGCGGTTTCGCTGAGCTCTTTGGCCTCCTTTGCGGCCTTGGTTTTCGGGCCTGTCATTAGGGCGCTAATTCCTGAGCCTGTAAAGCGGCCGAGGCGTAGTTTATCCCAGGCGGCCGTTTGTTGGTTAACTCCCGCCATATATTCGGCGAGGTAAGGGTTAATTTCCATTTTCTTTTTGGATTAAAAGGGTTTGTAAATTGGTTTTTTGTTCGGGGCTTAGATGGGCCTCGAGGGCTTTGATAGCCTCAGCGGCTTGGGGGTCACCGTTAAGGATGCCAACCTCAAGGCGTGATATAAGCGCCTCGGGTAGTTCGCCCGCGCTGGGTATCTTGAATGGTTTATAAACGTCCTTATTTTTCCTGTTAAGGTCACGGCCAAAGATGGGCCCGAGGCTTTGGGCGGCGTTCTTTAAACATTCGCTTTTGAGCTTTCCGAATGCCATATCGAGGGCGTTCGGTTTTTTGTTGGATGGGTTTAACGCCCATTGGTTACGTTCCTGGCCCGCGAGGTTTTCGGGCGCACGATCCACCATAATAACTATCGAGGCGGCTCCCGTACGGCGTATTTCGTAGCCTGTTACGGGGTGGATTACAACGAGCTCAAGGGCGCCTTGGATTTCGTTGGCTATGGGGCTCCATTTAAAATTTTCGGTTTTCCATTGGCCGAAAAAAAGTTCGTCGAGCGTCATTTCGATGTGACTAATAACTACCGTCGAGGCCTTTCGGTCGGGGGTTTGTTCTACGCTCAGCGGGTCGGGCTGGCTGTTAAGGCGCTGGGTAAACTTTTGGATTTGCGCCATGGTTTCGGGGTTCAAAGGGTACATCTTAAGGGGTTTTAAAAGTTCGCTAAACATTGGTTTAATTCCTCGCAGTATTCGAGGAGGGCGTAAATAGCCAGCGTCCACGCGGCATATTTTACAAATCGGGCCGCGCGTCTCATAGCTTCTCACGTATTTCGTTAATCGCTAACAGGGCCTCGTTATACACGCGAAAGAACTCCTCGCGGTCGATGGGTTCGGCTTCCCATGCAAACGCCTGTTTAACGCTCGCCGAGGAGCGGACGATGTCAAGCATGGGCGCTTTTATGGAGCTGAAATTATACACGCGCAAGGCCTCGAGCGGGTCAATTACGGCGTAATAGCAATTAAGATGTTTAGCAAAATAAGGGAGTTCGAATTCGATAACTTCAATAGTCGCGGGGCGTTCGAGTTCAATTGTCATGGTTTTCATAATAAAAAGGGTTTTAAGGGGTTTTAAATATTTAAATAAACTTCAATGTCGTAATCGTGGCCAATACCGCCAGCGGTTGGGAAATCGCCTTCCCATTCATACTCATAGCCTTTGGAGTCGCAGATTTCGCGGAATGAGTTAAGGCATTGCCCGAGCTTTACATACTCGAGAACTTGGGCGGTGTTGTTTTGACGGTGTTTAATAATGATCTGATACATGTTATAAGGGTTTAAGGGGTTGCGTTTTAAAAATGCGCGTTACAGTCGCGCCCCTGGGGTTTATTAACCTTTACAAACGACCTGAGTCGCGAACATGTAAAGGATGTTAACTTTATTTTCGTTCCACTCTTTAGCGGTGATGCCTACTTTTTTGGCAACCTCTACACAAGTGGCGCGAAACTTTGGGCAGTTAATTAATGTTTCGATTTCGTTGCAAATGCTTTCGGTAGTTACTGTGTTCATTGGGTTCGTTTTTTAATTGTTGAGCAAATATATTGTTGCTTTTTTGCTACATCCAACTATTTAACAAATTTTAACAAATCGGTTATTGAAAATCAGCGTTTTAGCTATTTTTTAGGCGTATGAATACCGCCCGTAATTGGGGAAAAGCTCGAAAAACATTCGCATGGCGATAGCGTCAGCATAATCGGGTGACATACCGTGAGTTCGTTGGATTTCCTCCTTTCCTGTTACTGCGAGTTTTCCGTCCCCATCGGGGTTTTTGCGGCGGATTAAATCGAGTTCTTTTACGATCGTGTCGCGGTGGCCCTGGGGGAATACCATTCGATTGAGCTCGATAAACTCAGCCAGCTTAAAAAAACATTCAGCCTTGAGGTTAACGAACCGTTCGGGCTTGGTGGCTCGGGAACCGTTGCGAAACTCGCGACATTTCAAAACATCCACTAACCCCGCCCCGAGCCCGTCGGCGTCGGCGAGTACGTTCGAGAGTTTAACTTTGTGATGGTCCGCCATTGCACGAATAACGGCGGCGGTTTCGTCGATTTTCTTTTTTCTGAGTTCGGTTATGTGAATGAGTGACAACCCACGCCAAAGGGCGATTACCGTCCTATCCTTTCCCAGGCGCGCAACGTCGGCCGTTATATACAGTTCCCCATCCGTTTGAGGATCGCGAAAAGCCCTCAGGATATCGTCGGTAATAAAAAGGGCGTCGGCCGTTTCGTCGTAATCCCAATCCCCCTCCAATAACCTTTTGCGGTCGATTTCGGGCAACCTCGCGAGCGTTTCGGCATAAGTTGGGGGTAAATGTGGATTATCAGTAACGCGGGACGGTATAAAGGAAATAAACTCGGGCAGATTCTGAGCCCGCCAGGGGGCGTAAATTTCGTTATATAACCAACCTTTCGACGGGTTACATGTTAGCAAGGTTTTCGGGCTTAAATTGTATTGGGTTAGTTTATATCGGATACGGCTCCTAACGATGTCAACCGCCTTTTTACTCACTTGGCTACATTCGTCTATAAATGCGTCGCTAATTTCAAGCGATCCAAGCGAATCAAACGACGGATCCGAGGGGTAAGCAAAAAGGTCTTTTAAAATTATTTCGGAGCCATTGTAAAACGTTATAACGTTCGACTGTGCGTTAAATTGGTAATGTTCATTCGCTCGGAGCCCGAATAGCTGAGCGACCTCAAAAAAGGTTTTTAGCGTCGTTTTCTTGAGGGTGTCAAGTTTGGACCGCCCAATTAGCCCGCGCGTTCCTGGGTACTTTAAACGCCGCTGAATTTGCCACGCGCAACCCGTGAACGACTTTGCCCCGCCAGCGGCCCCGCCAAATAAAACGACCTCGGCGGGGGAATCTAACCCGAGGGCGTTAAGACATTCAATTTGCTTGGGTAAAAAAGTAACCATTTAAACGAGTTCGGTTAAGGGTTTCCCCGTGAGCTTTGCGAGGCGTTTAAGGGCTTTTAAATCCATCCTTTCGGGGTTATCGAGCCAACGGTAGGCCGTCCAACGGCTAACCTTCATTTTGAGGGCGAATTCGTTTCGGGTGCCAAACGTTTCGGAGATTAGGTTATTAAGTTTCTCGGGATTCATTTTTTACAATTGTTTGAGCCCTTACGGCTAATTCTTTATTTACGTTTTTAAGGGTGTAACATATCCGAGATTCCTCGGTTTTATTTTTGGCCTGGCTGGCTAATAACTGCCAACGTAATTGGCGTAAGTCCTCACGCGATAACAGGCTCATCTCCTTTCGTTTCATAATGGCTTTTTAAATCTTCAAACGCGGCGCGGTATCCTTCGAGATACGCTTCGCGAATTAATTGGGCTTCCTTAACTATCAACTCGGGGCTTTCGTTTATGAATTCACGGTAAGCCATTGCCGAAAGGCTCAGGGGGTTAGAGTTTAACTTTTTTCGGGTTTTTTCAACCCATTCGTTAATTGGCGTTTGGTTTTCGGGTTCTTTATTCATTTTCGATCGTGACTTTTTTACCTGTTTTCGGATTCATTATTGTGACTCTTTTTATATTCTTATCCATAGGCCCACAATTAGACTCAAGCCCTTCATTTTCGGCCTCCTTTTGCTCATGGTGTTTGTACTCGGATA